ATCCTGTATAAATGATTGCGTATCTATCACTACCTGGTCCATTCCATCTTGGTGGATTCCATTGTTGATAAGGAGTATGGTTACCACCTCTTGGCCCTTGATAACTTGTTATATCTACAGTTGTATCGACATGAAGTGTAGTACCACCAGAATTAAGATTAACCATATTGTCAAACTCTGAATGAGAATTGGCATTACCGGTATAACCGGCTCCGGAAGATTGATTTCCATAGTGAGTCTTAACTGACCTTAAGTTTACTGTGGTTTGTGCATGTATAAAACCACTAATTAGCATTAATATAAAAGCTAATCTCTTCATATAAATAATTATTTCATAAAAAAGAGGGCTAACGCCCTCCTTTATAAATTACATTGATTCTAGGTTACTTTCCTCTATTGCCGAATACTTTACCAATTTCAGCAATCCCAAAGGCGCCTAATACTATCCATACAAATGAATCGTAAATAAATTCGTTTATTACTAAGTCTTTACCAACATAGCCTGAGACTAAATCAGCTACTGCGAAAATTACCATCACAGCAAATGCTAAAAACCCAACTACGGATTTTTCGTTGATATCATTATTATCTTTAAAAATGTTTCTAAATGCCATCCATTTATTCTTTAAGTGTTTAAACATAGTGCAACTTATTAAATTAAAACGTTTAAATATAAATAGGTAACAAAAAAGAGACCCGGAGGCCTCTTAACTGTGTTAGGAGTAAATTTCTCCTTGTAACCCTGAATAGCTTTCTTTTGCTAGCTTATGAAAGTTCTTGGATTTCTTTAGGTTGGAATTCTGAATTAACGTGCCCACATGATTTGCATGCAAATACTGGGATTGGTATGTAAGTTGGTTTTCCTGTTCCTGTAAGTAGCCCGGATGCTTTTCTGATAATAACAACTTGCTCGAAGTGAATACCACCGCATTCATCACAAGTAACCGGTAAAGTTTGATTAATGTCGACATTTAAATTTTCTTGCATTACTTATTATTATATAGAGAGTATACTTTATTTACTAAGTTAGTCTTAGTAATCGATGCAGGATATTCAGTGTCAAAATCTTTACTTGCTAATGCCAAAAGATCTTTTTTAGTAAGTTTACGTAACTTTGTTTTTGTTACTTTTCCTTGTAGTGCTGAAGAAACATCTGCTAGTTCTTCTAATACATCTTCAAGTTCATCTTTTGCGTTCTTTGCTCTAGATTTTACCTCTTTTGCTAATGCTTTAGCATCTTTTAGTAATTCCTTTCCGTCTTTAACTTTATCTTCAACAAAGTCTTCTATGTCTTCTGCAGCATCTTCTACTACGTCCGGAATATAGTCTCCGTCTCTGTCTTTAATTTTACCTTTTTTGATAAAATAAATAATTGTACCTACGCCGATTGCTACAAGTACTAAAATAACTAAAATTGTTTTCATAAAACTTTTTTTTTAAATTTGATTTGTTTATTATATATGTATATATAAATAGGCTGTTAAAACCTATTTGCTTTTAGTTTTCCTAGGAATCCTAATTCTTTTGCCGTACTTTTCTTCTATCTTAAAGTAAAAAGAAACAAGATCATCACAGCCTATAGTTACTTCTACATCGTATTCTTCTTTTGATATTTTAAACTCTTTTACAAACTGCTCTCTTAAGTCGGTTAACTTACGAAACTCTTCTTTTTCATGATCTTCTATAAGTCTTTTTTTTCTTGCTCTATCTACAGAGGTTTCAGAAACATACTTACCGTGATCTACCTGACCGTCTCGTCCTATAAGAGCTGAAAACTTTTCATTCATAGTATGCAGTACTAATTCTACCTCCATTAAGTACGGCCCTGATTCATAGTCTCCGTTTCTTAATCTATCAATAAAGGAAGCTTTATACCCTAGCGGTTTAGTTTTAGGTGTATAACTTCTCCACCACATAAACCTATCGTACGGTTTTTTAAAGTATCTCTTCCTGAGTTGCGTTTCAAGCCATTGCTTGCTCCATCTAGGAGTATATGGTAGTTCTGTGTTCATATTGTAATATACGAAATATTATTCAATTATCCAAACATTATTTTATTAAAAGCATACTTAATTACTACTTCATCATACTCTGTTAAAAGTCTGTATGCTTGTTGTTTTTGTTGTTCTGTAAGGTTATTAGGTCTATATTTTCCTAGTTCATGAAACTCACCATTTGAAGTTCCTTTTGGTATTAAACCATCCTGTACTAATTCATTATACTTTTTAATTGAATCACTCATAACTAATTTGTTTTTAATATTACTAGTATTCACCTAAATCTTCTCGATAATCTTTTTTGTGTTTAGGTTTTCTTTTATAAGCTGTATCATCTCCATGATGCTTAGTCAGCATTTTTCTTCTTACCAATTTCGACAGCTCTCTTTCCGAGTAACTCTCTCCGTTGTCCATCCGGATATTCATTTTCTTTCTCTTCATCTTTATTTAAATTCCATGCATCTTCCCAGTATAAAAATTTCATATCATTCTCCATCCATTCTTTATTTAATAAATATAAGAAAAATAATTCTGATTAGCAACTTTTTGTTTCTATTTATTACAAAGAATCCTATGATATGAGTATATAATGCGGTAGAGGATTTGGTTCTATTAAACCTTTAAATCCTACACACATTGAGACTATTTGCTACACTCTTATTACTCTTTACTCTTTCCACGGCTCACGCGCAGCTCTTAACAGAATACGACAAGCAGTACCACTTTGCCGCAGGCGCATTTGTAGCAGCAGGCACATACACTCTAGTTCACGCTAAGACCAAGAACAAGAAAAAAGCATTGATCTACTCCGTTGCTTCTTCTATATTGGTTGGTACATTAAAAGAACTTTCCGATAGCAGAGAGAAAGGTAATCGCTTTGATAAACGGGATTTATTAGCAACAACTTACGGAGGCCTCTCCATTGGGGTAACCTTTAACATATTCACAAAGAAAAGGCAATAAAAAACCCGACACGTCTGCCGGGCTCATGTTGTTAAGTAGTGTACTGCAACCGGATGCAATTAAGATTACCGGAAATTTCTTTTACGCTCTTGGGGTACTTTACGCCGGACTACTCCTTACCGACTTACTTACCTTAACTAACTTACTTAAAGATAAGAATAATTAAGTTCCTAGGCAACTATATCACCATATATTTTCAAAAAAACCCCTCCGTTTCCGGAAGGGCTTATAAAGAGGTTTCGGGTCTTTCGGGGTTTCTGGTTGATGTTGGCCTTACTATAAACCCTTTTTCAATGGTGCCAACCTAACAGCTTCACTTACCTCTTTTGTTAAATTCGCGCGTGTCGACTTCGTCGACGAGAGAGAGAAACGCCCCTCCCCCGCCTCCTCATCTTACTTGTTCTCTGCTACAGAAGCTTTTCTATAGTCGGTGATTAATTTTTTAATTTCACCTGCTGCTTTTCTAGCTCTCTGTTGAGATGCTTTTGTAGTACCTGCATTATTTTCCGCTAACTCATTAAAGTTTGCTTCAATTGCTTCGAATAATTCTTGTTTTTTACTCATAATTGTTTTCTTTTTAATTTTAGTTTTTGGGTAGGTCATTTCTGTACTAATCAACGTATTACCCTTATACGTCCATTTATCTTTTAATCCGTACTCATTTGTGTATTCTCTAACTATAGTATCCTCCATTACATCATCATTGATGGATCAATACCCTGTGTTGGGTCTTGTTTTTGGTCTTTCTTATTACTAATTACTGCTTCAGTTATTAACATCGTACCGGCTACTGATGAAGCATTTTCTAGTGCTAATCTAGTAACTTTAGTTGGATCGATAATACCGGAAGCAAACATATTTACGTATTGTTCTTCTCTAGGATTATACCCTGACCATGCATCTCCGCCTTCTTTAATATGCTCTTCTATACCTCCTATGTCGCTGTCTGTATATCCTGCATTTAGTAGAATTTTATAGAAAGGTCTTTCGATAGCTGAGATTACTATTTCGTACCCTATCTGGTATTCTGCAGGTTGGGAGCCGATTGAATCCGCAAGCATCATAGCAGAGTTCAAGAGTGCGATACCTCCACCTGGTAGAATTCCTTCTTCCAAGGCTGCTTTAGTAGCGTGGAGTGCATCATCAACTCTATCTTTCTTCTCTTTCATTTCTATTTCTGTCAATCCACCAACGTGTACAATAGATACACCGCCGATAAACTTAGCTAACCTCTCCTGTAAAGTTTCAATTTCAAAATTAGAAGTACTGTTATCAATTAAACTCTTAATATCCTCTACTCTATTAGCTATTGCAGTTTCTTCTCCTTGTGCATCAATAATTGTTGTAGTATCCTTACTAACTGTTACCTTATTAGCTTTACCTAACCAGTCGGTATTAAACTTATCAAGTTTCATTCCTTTTTCATGAGATACTACTGTACCACCAGTTAATATTGCAATATCTTCTAATATTGCTTTTCTTCTATCTCCAAAATCAGGTGCTTGGACTGCGACAACTCCTAAAATACCTCTCATCTTATTTACTACTAAAGTAGAAAGTGCCTCTCCTCCTATTTCATCTGCTATAATTAACAGTTGTTTATTTTGAGATGAACATGCTTCTAAGATAGGAAGAAGTTCTTTTATGTTATTAATCTTCTTATCTGTAAGAAGTATAAACGGATCTTGAAGAACAGCTTGCATTGAGCTATTATCTGTGACGAAGTAAGGAGACTTATAACCTCTGCCGAATTGAATACCTTCAACAGTTTCTAAATATGTTTCTCCTGTTCGCGACTCTTCGATTGTTACTACCCCGTCACGGCCAACTTTGTCCATGGCAGTGGAAATTAACTCACCTATTTCGGTGTCATTGTTAGCTGAGATAGTAGCTACTTGCTTTAGCTGTTCTTCATCCGTTATATCTTTTGAATACTCTTTTAGATATTGCACAACTTCTTTTGTTGCTTCATCAATACCTCTTTTTATGTCTACTGCGTTTTGACCTTTTTTAAGTTTGTCTATACCCTCTGAAAGCATAGATTGTGCAAGAAGTGTAGACGTAGTTGTTCCATCTCCTGCTTGCTCTGCTGTTTTAATAGAAGCTTGTTTAACAATTTGTGCTCCTAAATTTTGCACTTTATTTGATAGTTCGATTGACTTAGCTACTGTTACTCCGTCTTTAGTTGATATAGGATTACCCATATCTTGTTCTATAATAACGTTTCTTCCGGAAGGTCCTAATGTAGCTGTCACAGCATTTGCTAGTTTATCTACTCCTTTTGCTAGTTTTCCTCTTGCTTCTTCTGAAAATATAACTTTTTTACTCATTGTTTGATTCTTTAATTATTGCTAAAATTTCTTTGTCTGGTGTTATGAAGTATTCCTCTCCATCAAAATCTACTCTTAAAGATCCAATTTTTGGAATAAGTACAGTATCTCCTACTTTTGCATTAACTCTAATAAATTGACCAAATTCAGATTGACGACCTGGTCCTACTGAGATTACTTCTCCCATTTCCGGTTTGTTCTTACCCATATCAGGTACAACTATATTACCGTACATTTGTTCATCTTCTTCTATAGGTTTAATAATAACTCTATCATTGAAGGGTATTAATTCTTTTGCCATGTATAACTTAATTTTTATTGTTTATATTAATATAAGAAAAATAAATGAGGGATCAAACTTGAGAGCGAAAAAAAACCTATTTAATTTTCAAAGTCTTTAACTCTGAACCTTTGCTAAAAGGTATACTGATTCGAAGTAGTCCGTTTTCAAATGAAGCATCAGCTTTACTTAATTGGAACTTACTATCGATCTTCCAACCTAAATTAAAAGCTCGTTTAGCTATACCTCTATGGTAAAACTTACTATCAAGCTCTGATTTTGGTTTATCGTATATTACTCTAAGAATGTTTCCTTGTATTTGAACATCAATATCCTCTTTATCGATTCCTGTACAAGCAATATCTATACCAATACCGATAGGTGTTTCGAAGATATCAACAGGATGTGGGACTTTTGATTGATCAATTGGGCGGAAATGCCCTTGGGATTGTAAAAAATTTCTGACAAGTATGTCAAAAGGGTTGTTGTTTAATAATTCTAATGTACTCATATCATTTTAAGTTTATGACGTCCTAAGATCGTCGGTTAATGTAATAAAAAATCGCTCTCAAGTTGATCTTTCATCTTATATAAATATAGGTTAAATTCGTTTTAATGCCCTTCTGCCCAGTTATTAGCAATCTCTGGTGGTGCTTTTAAAGTTACTCCAGGTAGTTTAGTAGTATTCTCCATAATCTCTTGAACATAAGGAGCAAACATTTCTGCGTCTTTTTCATCAACGTTTACTATCAATTGATCATGCACTTGAGCTTGACATATAGCATCGATATTTAATTCTTTAGCTTTCTGATTAATCTTTAACGCTGCTCTATTTACTACTGCTGCTGCTAGAGACTGTAATTGAAAGTTAAGACAGTTATTAAGTCCATTACGGTAATCTCTATATGCTTGAAGCACTACGTCTTTTCCGTATGTTCGCTCTAGTTCTTTTCTAAATCTCCAATCCATCATCTTATCTTGAAACTTAATATAAGTCTTCTGAACTTTAGGTAGGTGTCTTACTCTACCAACATAGTTTTTAATAAACCCATGAGCTTTTACTTGCAGTCTTGAATTTTCTCTCCATTCCTTAAGTTGAGGAAATCCATCTAGGTAACCCTGTACTAAACGTTCAGCAGTTTTCTGATCTACTCCTAAGGTCATCTTTAAAGCATAAGCTTCCATACCGTATGCAATACCTAATGAATAGGCTTTAGCTTTGTTACGAGCTGGAGCATCTAGTTTCTTTAAGTAGTTAGGAGCACTTTTATCAGCTGAGACTCCGTTAGGGAACCTGGCAGTATCTTCGTTTAGCTTTTCAGTCTTAATAGCAACCGTAGAATAAAAATCCCAGTTCTTATTAAAGATCTCCTGTAAAGCTTTATCTCCTGTTACTGAAGCAAAGCAGTGAGGTTCTAGAGATTCATAATCGGCATCAATAACCTTTCTACCATTTCCGGCAATAAGAAACTTTCTTACTACGTTTACATATTTCATAATGATAGGAGCTTCTTCTCCTTCTTCTAGAGGTTTAGGTAGTTGCTGAGCATCAGATCCATAACGACCGGATACAGTTCCGTTCTGCTTAAAGTAGAAGTAGTATCTTCCATCTTCTTGACGATCTCTAAATCTATCTACATAAGTAGATTTAATTTTAAGTAACCTATTATATACTCTTAAATTCTCTGCCCATGGATATTCCTTTGCTAATTCTTTAACCATATCCATATCAAATTTAGCTCTACCAGATTTAGTATTAGCTCCTTTTACTTTAGGCTCTATACCCATATACTTAAATACGATTTCACCTAAATGCTTTTTTGATTGAATATTAATATACTCTCCGTCATTAGACTCTTTCCACATCGCCATAGAAATCCTAACTTTTTCTACATCTTCTAATATAGACTCATCTCCGGTTAGTAAAAACTCTCTAACAAGTCTTTCCTTATCATTAGAAGGTTCAAAAGCTTCTATATTCTTCTGAGTAAGAGAATACTTTCCAGTCTTTTCGCTTTTAGGTAAAGGTATTGAGTATCTAGTTATTAAGTTCTGAGCCCAATTACCTTTATGAGAAACAGGGAAGTTAGTCATAGCAGTTGCAACTACCCACTCTTTTACTTCTGTAATATCGAGAAGAGATTTCATTACTATTTCCTTATTAGCTTTTTGATCCTCAACTATTTCGTTATATACTTTTTCAATAAGCTCTACATCTAAGTCGACTCCTGCTGCTTCCATAGGAACAGTAACTTCACGGTATATAGGCATTACTTCTTCTTCAAAGAAAAACTTCTCTAAACCTTCTTCTTTTAACTTCTTTAAATATAAATTACATATACGTAAAGTTAAATCCGTATCCGCTGATGCATACTTACTTAGTATGTCTAGGTCTGCTTTAAATATTTCATATAATACTTTAGTAGTAGAACCTCCGTTACTTTTAATAGATTCTTTCAGCTCTATCTGCTCTTTGTTAGCAGCTTCTTGTACATCTAGTCCTAGTTCCTTTTGGTTCATTATAGCAATAGACTTTAACCCGAAAGGATTACCAAATCCAAAAGCACCTTCCTCATAGACTGTATGAACTAATAAACCTGTATCTACATAAACACTAGGTAATAAGTCAACTCCGAAATAATTCTTAATAAACTGAACGTCAAAGGAAGCATTATGGAATACTAATTTTTTACCTATTAAAAGTTTTAGTAAATTTTTAGATATTACCTCTGTAGATTTACCGTTTATTTCCTGTAGTACTAGCTCATCTTTCTCATAATCAAAAACTAAAGTAGGTAAATAAAAACCTACTCCTTCGTCTCCAGAAACAGACCACCCGATAATTTTATTCTTACGAGGGTTAAGACCGGTAGTCTCAGTATCGACTGCTATTACATCTGAGTCTAGGATATGTTGATGAAGTAATTTTAAGGTCTCTTCATCTTGAACCGTATAGTACTTTTTTTCTAATTGCATATATAACCGTTTTATTTATTTAATAATATACGAAAAATTATTCAGAGTAAAAAACTCTTGAACAGCTTTCTTTCCGTCTTTAATATTTAATTTATCTTGATACATTTTTTCTATAGTATCTAGTCTTGGAGTATAATCTACTTCTATATCATCATCCATTTGAGTAATTTTTTCATCAAATGCTCTAGCATAGATCTCAAACTCTCCTTTAAACTCTTTTAAGAACTCATGCATTGCTGGTGATAGCCACCCTGTATTTGCTCCAGATCCTTGTAGATAGTTTCTTCCTATTCTCTGATAGCATTTCTGTGAGCATCCTACTTTAAAGAACTGTTGGGTTCCGGAAGGTGCTTTATATACAATAAGGTATATTAACCTTTGCATTGGGAAGTCTTCTGGTACCATAGTAACATGGTCTTTTGTATCTCTTCTAACTTTTAATTTTAAAAAATACTTATACCTATTTGCTTCTGTGATATGTTCTGTTAAAGCTCTTGTACTCTGCTCTACCTCTCTAGGAAGTACAAATGAATCTAAATATTTGAAATTTTTTGGTATCATCTCGATGTTATTTTTTTTAATCTTTCGTTAAATCGTTTCATTTCTTCTTTCAATGCTTTTTTGCCTGTGGATGATAACTTAGTATCTACCCTCTGGGCATATTGATTCTTCGCTTTTGAATATCCTGGGTGTTTCATATCTAAATTTTTAGTATATGTTATTAGTTTTAGTATTAAGTACCGAAGTAATTAAATCGTCGCAAACCTCAGGAGATATTTTTCCGGATGATAATAGATCGTAGATAACTGTTGATAATGTTTCGTGTGAGTGAGTAATTACTCGAGAGTTTGAATTTGTCATAACCTTTATTGTTTTATTATTATACCTTAATATAAGAAAAATAACAATAGGATCCAACTTTTTCCCTAGTATTCTCCGTAAAGATCGAACTTTTCTGGTTTAGGTTCTTCTATGGTTATCTCCTCTGTTTTTATAGCAAACAGTTTTCCATTCAAAGGTTCTAATCTGTAGTGACCTTTAAATTTAGTTTTACGCATAAACTGAGTTAGGGTAGGTACTAAGCCATCGATAAGAGTTTCCTTATCAATGACTAGTTCCCATTTATCCCCTGGAGGGATCCTTTCTGCTATAAGTTCGTTATGTTCTACTATTTCTTTTTGCATCAAAATATTCTTTTAAGAATTCTTTTCTATATAACATTACATTACCGGTGTAGGCCTTATTGCTTATTTCTCTTACTCCCACTGGTTCTTTTTCTCTCAATGCTACTCTGTATACATCTTTTCCTAATTCCGGACCTGCTTTTTGTCCTAAGTAATCAAAAAGTGAATATGTTGCATCTAGTGCTGATTTTCCGTTAAATTTTAAACTAGCAATCTCTTCTTGTAACTTTGTATTTTCCATATTACTGTCTTAAGGTTTTTTCAATTCTATAATCTGTGTGTGTAAAAAAGTCTGGTATAAATCTTGAATGCGTAGCTCTAATTGGGTTAATATCTAAACCACCTCTCCTAGTATATAGACATGATACCATTAAATCATCTGGTTGATAAGCATCCATTAGATGTTTAAATACCATTTCGCAAATTTCTTCATGAAAGTGACTAACAGTTCTATGTGATACTATATACTTAGCTAGTGAATCTACTGCAGGTAAATTTTTACTATTCATTCTTATAAATACATCCCCCCAATCAGGTTGATTAGTTACTCTACAATTAGATCTTAATAGGTTAGATTTAAGTTTTATTTCCTTAGGAGTTTCAGAGGTATCTTCAATTAGGAGTTGAGATGCATCAGACTCAAAAGCTGTAAAGTCTATTTGATCTAAATCCACTATCTCACCTAAATCTGAATATCCTTCAAAAGATAATGCTTTACCGTCATCTATATCGCTATAAAAGCTTACAGTCGTACTTGTTTCTAGTAATTTATCTAGATCTTCTTTAACCTTAGCTTCTATTACAGCCATGCAATCCGCAGAATTATCTCCTAATCTGGTCATATTAAAAGAATTTAAATACAACTTAATCGATTTAGATTCTACGTGATATTCAGAATCGGAAGGACAAACAATCTTCAACATTCCTGCTACAGGTTGTCCTTTAGATGTAATTGCTGATACTTCATAACAGTTCCAAGTATCTACTCCTACGAAGCTCTTATCGGTTAACCCGTAACCTTCTCTATTCAAGTACCTTGGTACTTTAACTAATAGTTCAGGTGAGTAGGTATCTTTATACCCATCTCCACCGACTTTACCTAAATGCTTTGATGCAATTTCTACTACTTCTTGATAATTTTTTACGTCTGCCATAATTTAATTTTTAAATGTTTGTTTTTTTCCACCCTCATATATATAAGCGTGTCCGTTTTCGATTAGTAGTTTGTTTAAAGAGGTTTCTTCTCCTTTTATAAAAATTTCAGCAAGTACTCTTCCATACTTACCTTTACCGTGCGACTGAATGATAAACTTACCATCATTCATCTCTAGATACTTTTTTGTAAATGCTGAGGCTTCTAAGCCTTTTGCTTTTTCTTGTAAATCTCTTGTTCTCTTTTCCCAAGTATCAACTCCTTTAAATCTTAACCTTGCTTTAACCCAAGTATCAAAACCTAAATCGATCATCACATCTGCAGTGTCTCCGTCGACTACTCTTACTAATTTTGCTCCGTATCTATACATTTTTACTTTTAAAATATTTAATCATTATATGCCCACTTTTATAGTTCGTTGCCAATGGTACATTGTGTACGTCACATAACCTCATTAACATACTTATATCCACATCGTGAGGGTGTTTATCTAATGGGTCTCTAAAAAAGAGTACCCCATCTATTTCTCCACGAGTAACCATCGCTCCAATTTGAGCATCTCCACCTAAGGGTCCGCTTTGTACTAGTTCTACTTTTAAACCAGCATGTTGTATTCTAGTACCTGTAGTTCCTGTGCCTACTAAATCAACGTCTTTACGTTTGAAAAAATCCATACGTTTCATCACAAAAGCAACCATATCTGCTTTTTTTCCATCGTGTGCTATAAGTGCTAATTTCATTTTATAAATTTCATTATTTGTTCTACTCTTTGCATAGGAGAACCAGTTATAGTTAGGTAAGGTTGACGTACTCGATCTAATACTGCTTTAAATTCTTCATCCACTTCCTTTCTCCATTCTTCACTAATACTTCTTACTCCATCATCTACTGAGTCAAATTCAATAGGGAAGTATATATAATGAGTATATTCGTTTTTAACTCTATTCCAAGTATCTTCTATATAGTGAAACGTATGAGAAGTAACTCCTTTCATAAATTTAGTATAAACTACAACATCCATATAACATCTATCTAATACTAAATTATAAGGTTGAAGTAACGCCTCTAGATGAAAACTACTAATAGCTAACTGAGTAGCACAGGTACCTTCTTCATTTATAGGAAATCCGTAACTACCTACAGTTCTAGTAGATTCATTAATAAATTCGTATTTAGGTAATTTATTTTTTAGTAATTCATATACAGTAGTCTTACCCGTACTACTTGCTCCAACTAATGCTATTCTTTTTATCATTTAAAACCTTTTATTTAATATAAGAAAAAAAATGTTATAAACCAAATACTTTCTTTAAAAATATAGTCCACATGTATAATGATCTATCTCTAAATACCTTCCACATTTCTTCTTCTGTAATCTTAAAAGCATTAAATCTTTCTTCTGCTATTATTTTACCTTCATCAACTCCTGCATCGACTATATGGAGCACACATCCCATAACTGGGTATTTTCCTTTAAATGCTCTAATCTGTGGGTCTTTACCTTTAAGTTCTGGGTATTCCGTTATTAGTCCTGGGTGTCCGTTAAATATAGAAAACTTTTCGCATATTTCTTTCGGCATAATACGTAACCAGCCATGCAAGGTAATTATTGCTTCCGGAAAATACACTAATACTTCTTCATAATCTTCTAAAGTAGGTTTATTAGGTAACGTAAAGAAACCTTTTTCCACTATTCTAGGATCTATATCTCTTAGACTTTCAGGTCTCTCGTTAGTATAAATTCTATCAGGCCATTTACCAAGTGACTTAGCTAAATCAGCTATTTCTCCTCCAGTCTGACTAAAGAATGCTATCCAGGGCTTAGTTACCATTTGTAAACCATTTAAATTTTTGAATATTATTTAAGATTAAATTACTATCTTCTACTTTATAATTAATTAATTCAAATAACTTCTGTCTTTGTTTGTCCCATAATCCGTCTGTTTCGTATCTAATATTTAAAATACCATGAACAACTGGGTTTGATGTATCCAACGAATATATCCAATCGTAATCTGAGTTTTTATAGAAAGCAAATTCTTGAGGTAGTCCGCAACCTAATAGGTGATGAGGTTTATCTTTATTAATAACACCGTCTTTAAGTAAATCTCCTAGTAACTTAACACGTCCTAGCATCCAACTAACGTACCTGTTAGGGTGAGGACAAGACTTAGTGTAATACGAATAATCAAATGATATAGCTATCATATCAACATCTGCTTCTTTATTCATATAGTTATAACAATCTACAATTTCATCATAAGTCTTACCTTGAATTACTCCGATTTTACCGCTTCCTTCATACCCTAATCCTTTATTATTCCAATCCTCCATTTGTTTACAAGTTCTGTCAGCATCCTCTAAAGCATCCGGAACAATATACCAGGTAGGTTTAATATCTTTAACCCATTTGTCAAACTTTATTGCATCAAATGCCTCTTCTAATTCAAATATAGAATTATCTAATATTACTTCTCGACCGTTTTTAATTGCAGCTCTAAATTGTTCAAGGTATTCTTTATCTTCTTCAAAAAGATGAACTAATGCATAATCATAATCTGTATGTTTCTGTACTTCGTTAAAAATACTTTTAGGACTTTCGTGTGCTATTTTTATCATTTAATTCTTCTAATGTTGGGTTTAAACTCGTTAATTCTACTGATAGGTTATTTATTGCTTCGTCTAAAGCATTTAATAATTCTTGTGAATCATCTTCGTATGCTTCTTGTACTGCTTGTACTGCTGTTGAAAAAGGTACCATATACATTTTATGTGTTTCAATATAAACTTTATGGTCTTCTAAATTAATTTTATTGCTCATTGAAAAATTGTTTTAAGTTAGGTCTGTAGTAATTTATGCTTTTCATTACTTTTTTATCACGTGTTCTATAGACAACATAAGCATCTCCAACCCTTTCGTAGTGACACGGTTCCTTTTGCTCAGTTGCTCTAAGTTCCACAGTTTCTTGTGCTTCCTCTTCGCTTGAACAAGCCTTTGACATATTCGACCCTTGTACTTCAAGATACGCTGGCCATATCTTATCTTTAAGACCGTGAAGCATAGTTCCGTTACCAAGCGAGACATAGGCAATGTCACATAAAGCATCAAGAACCTCAACAATATCACCTGCTTCACAGGCAGCTTTGTATTCTTCAAGCTCTTCAAGGATGAAATCATATACAAATTGCCAATCTTTTTTCTCAGGTATGTTAGGTACATAGTTATTAGGTTTACCAAATGTTTCGTTAAATTGTTCTACTTCCGATACAAACGGTACGTATGCATCAACTTTTTGACTATCTAGTTCTGGAAATAATGATAATTGTTTGTTCATAATATTAATGTTTACAAATTGATGCTAATTCTATATTCTTATAAAACTCTGCTTTTGCAGAATCTTCATTTAAAAATGCTCCTGTTAATTTTGCTGTTTGCATTGAAGCTCCTCTATGTTTTACTCCTCTACAGCTAACACAATTATGAGTAGCTGATATCATTACTGCAACTCCTAAATTACCTTCACATATCTTATCTACTGCATTATGAATAGCTACAGTTAATTGCTCTTGAATAGCTCCTCTTCTACCGAATTGTTCTACTATTCTATTGAGCTTAGATAGTCCAACTACTTTGCCATCTTCAGATGCAATATAAGCTATACTTACATTACCTCCAATTGTTTGATGGTGATGTGAACACATAGACTGTACAGGTATATTACTCTCTTGTACAATTCCATCATATCCGTCTGAAGGAAATGCTGTTATTCTATCTAAAGGGTTGTATCTTCCTGCCCATAAATCGTTAACATACGCTTTGGCTACTCTCATTGGTGTATCTGAAGAGTTAGGATCTTCTTTATAGTCACATCCTAATGCAGTTAAAAAATCTGCATAAGCCTTTGCTGCTCTTTCTATAATTACTTTCTTTTCATGTTCAGTTAACCTAGCTTCAGGTCCTTCTAATTCTTGCTTTGCAGCTAGTTGACTTGATATACCATTTGCATACCCTGCTTTTACTAATTCTGTTCCGTCTATAAACTTTTTAGGCATAATATTTAATTTGTTTTATTGAGGTTCTACGACTCATTTGTTAATACAATATACGATTTATAATTTAATTATCCAAATAATCTTGAATAGTTTTCGAATTTTCTTTCTCCCAAGGGTATACCACCCAGCCGAAATCATCTCCTATTTCTTCTGCATAGTATTCTGGTTTTGCTTTTGATGATGTTTTATAGTGTAGAGTAGCAAACTTAGGATTAAACATTTCGGCTCTCCACTTTAAAATTGTATCTCCGCTATCTGCTATATCATCTATAATTAATAGCCTAGGATAGTGGTTACTTCTATACTCCATATATGGAATCTCAAATCGATGAGAATACATAATAGCAAGTATGGTTCCTCCTCTGGGTATTCCTGTTACATAGTCTATCTCTCCTTTACATTTTTCGTGTATAATATCTAAGAGTCTGTTGATATCATCCCACGTTAGAAAAACTTTTTTTACTGCCATGTATGGTTCATTACCCAGTTGCCAGTAGAATAATTTGCTGTAGATTTACTACCTACTGATTGTAGCTTCTCTTTTAAATGGTCCCATTGTTTAGGAGTGATATTATAATGGTGCACTCCTTCTGCAAATCCTCGTAACCATTCTATAAATTGTGATTCATTCATTTTCTATATAACTTTTTAATTTATCTATTAATACTAGTACTTCGTCTGGTTCCATTGTTATAGCACAACAAGTATTTATATTTTCTGCTACTTCTTCTAATACCTCTAAAGCTTCATCTTTAGTCATTATACCTCTCTTTGGTCTTCAAAAGCAATAATATGAGGTCTCCAAGTCATTCTATAACCATTATCTCTAACCCAATCAAATACTAAAGGGTAAGACTTAAATAATCCTTCTCTTGAATCGCCAGCAGGCATAAACCATACCTTATCTTGAGGTACATCTAGCAATTTAATACAGTTTAGTATCTCTTCTAAAGCACCTTTATCTCTACCGTCCCATACAGGTTTAATGTGATAGTCTGAATGATAAGCAATGGATTTAGAAATGGCATCATAATTAAGTCTAAACTTATTATGACGTTTTACCATTCTTTCGTCGGTAATGGATCCTTGAGGAGTTTCAACACCAACAACGGGGACACTATTACTAAACTTAGGACTAATGCTAAGCAAATTAATAGGATAATCGGTAGGAAGAAAATGAGATCCCTCAGTTTCAATAGTAATGAATATATTGTTTTCATGTGCAAAGTGTGTTAGTTCGTTTACTAAAGCTGGATGCATTGTCGGTGAACCACCTGTCAACATCATTTCCTTTATATGAGGATTATCTTCATATGCCTTAATAATATCTTTGAAATTAAAATGACCTTTTTCCGGATGAATACTTGTATACCAACTATCACACCATCCTCCTTCACCAAAGTAACATCTATGTGTACATCCTGTAGTTCTAACTACTACTGTAGGATACCCTGCTCTTGAACCTTCTGATTGTACTGCAGTATATATCTCTACAATAGGTAAGTTTTTATCGTAATCCTCTATTCTTTTTAGTTTCTTATCCAACATAATACGCTGCGTTTTTACCGTGTTCCATAAATTTTACTTTTACAACTTTAACTCTACCTTCTGTCTCTTTAACAACAAATTCATTTATTTTGTTAAAGATATATTCTGCAAATTTCTCTGCTCCGGTAGCTGGAATTACTCTTACCTGGGCAACTCCTGCTTCTGCCATTCTCTTAAAAGATTCTAAGAATGGATCATCTGCTGCTACTATAAAGGTGTGATCAAACATAAAATCCATCCACTCTTTAGGAGATTTACCATCTATTAGAGTTTTTGCTCTTTTCATTCCTCCGAAATCCCATACCCAATTTCTTTCATCTAACTCACCTTCAAAATATACTTTAAATGATATCCCGTACCCGTGTAAGAATCTACAGTGTGTGTTTTCTGCTGAATGTTGACGAAACACTGTACTAAATCCGTCAAAAACTTTACTTGATTGAAATTTTCCCATACTTTTTTATTTATACTAATTCTTCTATTATTCCTACTACCTCACTTAAAACTAAAAAGGTTGTAGCCCATACCAGACTAAAGGGTATGCAAATATACCCCAGTATTCTTATACCGGATTTTATAAAACTTACTAATTGATGTAATTTTGGATCTGGAATTTTATGATCGTTAATCTTAATTCCTTGGAAGTTTTCTTTTACTACTTTATTCATATTCGTGTTTTTAAAGTGGTGCTACGACACTATTGTCTTATAACTAATATATGAATAATAAACTTATAAAACAACTTTTATTCATATTTGTTGTGGAGAATATCGGAGTCGAACCGATGACCTCCTGCGTGCAAGGCAGGCGCTCTAGCCAGCTGAGCTAATTCCCCTACCTTTAGATGGTACGATGTCTTCGCATACCATCCCACTGTACTTTTTTGGTTTGACTAAGCATTCTGAGTTTATCTACTCTACTGTTGAGTCTATTTCTTTCAGAATTAAGCTGAGTGTTACCGTTTGTTTGGTTACTTTGTGGATTCATTTCTTAATTAATTAAATTTAAGATTATAAATATGATGATAAAACGTTTTCAACGTGCTTTCTAGCAACTTCGTATCCAACTTCTCCTGTTTCATCTTCGTATTGTACTGGATCAGGTCTCCCTAATGCAATAAATGCTTCAATTCTTTCTACTGAAGAAGCTGATTTATAGTCTGAATTACCGCTTGGGTAGGGTTTATAAGAAGTGTTAGTTCTTTTGTAAACTTCATCAAAATCTAAATCTAAAACCTCACATAAATTTAATCCGTCTTGTAGAATACCGAACTTATCGGTATTTAAATAAGGTGTAAAATAACCTACTCTATCCGCATCCCAATTTCCCATTCTAAAAGCTGCATCATCTGCATCTCTAAATTCTTGTCTGCAATCAGGATAAACAGCATGATCACCAGCATGAATTCCTAAAGCAATATCACAAACATCTTCTTTTTTATTTGCTATAGATAAAGCTACTGCTTGAGTAATAGAAGCAAACATTTTGTTTCTGTTAGGAACAACAGTTTCTTTCATATTATCTTGTTCATAATGCCCTTCAGGTACATCATCTCCACCTTCTACTAATGCAGAATCTAGTAAATCTACTAATCCATCTAGTTTAATTTGACGATAATTTACTTTGTGACCTTTACTTGCAAGGTAATCAATTAATGATTGAGCTCTTTCAAGTTCAACTCTATGTTTTTGACCGTAGTCAAATGAGATACCTGTTACTGTATCATACTCTTCAATAGCTCTTAACAATAGGGTGCTGCTATCCATTCCACCGCTTAAACTAACTACACAATGTGCCATAATTTACTTATTTAATATTTGCCAGGTATTTTGCGTATAGGCTAACGCTTATAATTAATTGTCTAAGAAGGAAGATAATTTTTCCTGAATAATTCTATACTCTTTAACGTATTCTTTTATGCTATCAAAAGATCTATTTGCATTTAGTAATTCTTCTGCTGCTTTTTTGATTGCAAAATTAAAGTTTGATGGATAGCATATTGTTTTAATATACTCTGTATCGTTAACTCCTTTTACTACTCTTTCATATAATGTAAAACCTCCTGTTTGAGATCTAGTAATAAAGAAAGGTTCTAATGCTGGATCTGTTATTACAGTATCACTAGCGGGTATTGAATCTGGTTGTCGTAACATTTTTTTAATTTATTTTATTAATAACTCTTTTAATACGTCTTCGTCTAACACACCTACCTGTTTACGTACTTCTTCGTCTTTGATAATTACTGTAAAAGGGATTGATCTAACTCTATATTCTGCTGCAAGTCCTGAAGTATCTTTATCTATATTAATTTCAGTAAACTCTACATCTGTATGTTTAAAGTCTTCCTCGACTTTATTCCATATTCTTGAATACGCTTTACATGGTCCACACCAATCTGCATAAAATTTGATAGCTTTTGTCATTCTTATTGTCTTTATATTAATATACGAAAATTTAATCTAAATAGCAACTTTATCCGTCACAACTTAAGCAATCTGTTGCTGTTCTACTCCCAATATCCCCGTTAATAACTGAATCTGTTCTTAGGTAATACAGTGTTTTTACTCCTAACCTCCAAGCGGTTTGATGTACTTCGTTAATAAATTTAGGATTATCGGTAGGATCGAATGCTAAATTAAGAGATTGAGTTTGATCAATATACTTCTGTCTTGCTGCTGCTTGTTCTACTAATTTTAACTGATTAATTTCGGCGAAAGTTAAGAAGATAGGTTTATCTTCTGCTGGCATTATTTCTTCAGGTAAATTAGCAATACTTCCTCTATCAAGCATAATTTGATCCCAAACTTCTTCTGTGTTATGACCTTTTTCACTTAGGTAAGACTCTAATGCTGGGTTCTTTCTAATAAATGTACCTTTAGCAGAGTTAAAAGTGTATACGTTTGCTGGTACTGGTTCGATTCCTGCAGAAACTCCTCCTGAGATTGTAGAGTTAGATACTGTTGGAGCTATAGCTAATAAATGGCTATTTCTCATTCCTGTTCCTTTACACCATACTGGTTCTCCGTATTCATTTGCTAATTTTCTTGAAGCATTTTCTGCTTTTTGTTTAATGTCAGAAAATATTTGATGAGTATATGACGTTGCTGCTATTGAATCAAAAGGGATTCTTTCGTTCTGTAAGAAAGTATGCCATCCTAGTACACCTAGACCTAATGCTCTTCCTTTTTTAGCTGACCTATGGGCTCTAATTAATGAATCTCTTCCAGAAGTTTTAGCTAAAAACTCTTCTAATACCCCATCTAAAAAGTAAGTAGCAGTTTCTACTAAATCACTATTCTTCCATTCGTGGTACTTTGTTAAGTTTAAAGAAGATAAGCAACAAATAAAACTATGTTCTTCATCAGTGTGTAATGTAATTTCTGAGCATATATTAGTCATTGAAACATCTAAGTTATTTCTTTTATACGCAGGTGGGTTAGCATTATTAACAGTATCCTTAAACATTATATAAGGTTCTCCTGTTTCCATACGAGACTTCAATATAGTTACCCACGTACCCATAGCATCAACGTCTCTATGCTCTAATTTTTGCATAAATGTATCATCCACTACAACACATTGATGAAGGTTTAGACACTGTCTATTAGGATCTCCTTTTGGTCTTCTAATCTGTAAGAATTCTTCAATATCCGGGTGATTAATATCAAGATTCACAGATGCTGCTCCTCTTCTTACTGCTCCTTGGTTAGTTGCAATAATTGTAGAATCGTAAATCTTAGCCCACGGTACAACACCTTCTGATTGTCCTATGCCTTCTCTTCCGATTTGTTCTCCTCTTCCTCTCACTTTTGAAAGTCCAATTCCAACTCCTCCTCCAAGAGATGTTAATCTCATCAGTTCAGCATTTGTAAGTCCGATACCTCTAATAGAATCTGGTGTGTCTATTCCAAAGCAAGATATAGGTAACCCTTTATCTGTTCCTGTATTAGAAAGTACCGGTGAAGCAAGATTTAACCAACCTTTCCACATATACCTAAAAAATTTATTTTCTAAATCAGGTCTATCTAATCTACTAGCTACTGTTGAAGCTACCCGCCTATAGGCTTTTTTTGGTGTTTCATCAGGTAGTAAGTAACCTTTTGATATTGTTGCTATTGAAATTTCGTTCATCCATTCTGGATAATCCTTACCTGCTTCCCACGCCGAGGTATCTACTGTTATACTCATATGTTTTCTTATTATTTTTTTAAAATGCTGTGGACCAATCCATTGTACCTTTGCTGTAGTTTGTAACTCTATTTGCAAAGAAATCAGTCTGTTGTTTTCCTGCTATTACTGCATCAAACCATTTCATAGTCTTTAATGCACCTTTATCTATATCTTCAGATGGAACTAATGGTGCAAGACCTAAATCTCCCATTTTTGTATTAACTCTATGACGTATAAAGTTTTTTAATTCTTCTTTAGATAGATTCTCTAAATCTCCTTGCTCAAAAACTTTATCTATAAAGCCAAATTCTAAATTAATTGCTGCGGTTGCTGCTTCTCTAATATCTGCTTCTAGTTTTTCAGTTTTTAATTCTGGATGCTCTTCCATAAGTGTTCTAAAAAGCCAACAGCCTGCGTTACTGTGTAAAGATTCGTCTCTTACTGACCATTCTACTATTTGACCTACACCTTTAAGTAAGTTTCTCATCTTAAATGATAACAGTACTGCAAAAGAACTAAAAAGATTAACTCCTTCAGTAAAAGCTGAAAATATAGCTAATGATACAGCTCTAGAATGCCAATCAGGAGTACCATCATGTGCGTCTCTGACTTTCATTAGGTTTTCAATTTTAGCTAATGTAGCTTCATCTTCTAAGAATTCAGCAAAATCATCTAATCCTAATTCTTCATTTAATAAAGAGTAAGCTTCGGCATGTATAGTTTCGAATGCTCCAAAGGTTACACCCATCATAATAACTTCTGGTTTCCGGAACCAACTAGTAACTAGATTAGTCCAATAATCGTTTACCACAGTTTCGGTTTGAGCAAAACCTTTTAGTATACCACCTATTAAGTTCTTTTCATGCGGCTTTAAATTAGACTTCCAATCTGTTACATCCTGTGCCATAGGAACTTCGGTATGTAACCAGTGTGCTTGTTGTTGCTTTAACCAATAATCAAATGCTTGTGGGTATTCAAATGGTTTGTATACTATTCTTTCTGTTTGTAAACTCATATATCTGTATATATTATTAATGTTAGTAGATAAAATGTCCCCAAGAAACTGTAGATAAAAATCTCTTGAGGACGCTTATATAAATATGGTGTTAGGAGATATTCTGCTGTTCAATACTGAAAAACTTCTTAGCTAGTTCTCTATGTGTTGGGGTAACACCGTTGTCATTTGTACTATTTAAGTCGTCCATATCAGCTTCTCCTTCAAAGGTAATATGTCCGTTGTTAGTATCCATTTTAACGTGGTAAGTCATCCCATCCATTCCGTACCTGTTTTTCATTACGTGAACACGTCCTGTTCCTAATACCTTATCTTCTTTTTGTCTTGAAAGTGATAAACATACATCGGCAATCATCATTTTATCATACGAACCTGCTGCTTTGTCTCCTTCAATTATACTATCTTTTGCACCCATTCTATTAACCTGTGATGGTGTTAAAATTGGTATTTTTAAATCTTTTGCTAATCCTTTTGTAGCAATAAATACATCATCTACTTCATGTTTTCTTTCAGACTGATTCCCTTTAGAAGGTGCTTTTAGGTAGTCAACGTAGTCAATTATTACTATGTCGGGTTTATGGTCCATATCAATACATTTCTGTATATGTGATTTGATAGTATTAACGCTTGCTTGTTTAGGTGCATACTCCTTTACTATTAACTTACCTTTTAAATTATCTACATGTGTTTGAACTTCTTTACGATGTTTGTTAACTTCATCGATAGAGTACCCTGTAAAGTAGCAATCGAATCTTTTACCCACATAGTCTTCTCCGAGTTCGAGAGTGTAGTAGTTAACTTTATGACCCAATTTAACAGCATTAGCAGCAATTGCAACCATAGTCCAAGACTTACCACCACCAGGGCTACCAAAGATAATACCAAGATCACCAGGACCAAAACCACCTTGTAAGCCATCGTTAAGAATAGGCCAAGGAGAAGGTATAGTAGGCCTGTAATTTTCCCTATACCTGCTTTCAACGTCTTTATTATATTCATGTCCAATATTTTTATCCATTCCTGCTTTCATTGCTCTTTCAACAGTATTTCTGATACCGTCAAAATCACCTTGTTTAAGTAAGTCTGCAGAATTAAGTATTGCTTGTTTCATCTCTTGATTTTTACAAAAACCTAGAAACTCTTCTTGAACATACTCTAAATCATCTTGAGATGCTTGATAAGAATTACGTAACTCTTCTTTTAACGCTACTTGCAGTACTTCGTTCTCTAACTTTTGTAGTTCTACTTTAAGTACATCCATTGTTACTGTAGTATGATACTTATCAAAGTAATTGCATATTTCTGTGATAATCCATTTATGTGAATCAGCATCAAAGTATGCTTCTTGCAATACATCTCGTACGTTTAGAAGAAATATTTTATCTGTTAGCAGGGAACCTAATACTTTCAGTTGAAAACTTTTTCCGTATGCTTGTAAACTTTTTAGTGTCATATTGTAACCTTTATTTATTTAAATATAATGAAAATCAACATGAAAAGCAACTAAAAGATGCTTTATCTTCACGTTTTTTTTTTACTTCTTTTTGTAGGTAGTTAAACCTCTAAAATTCTCTAGCCATGCTTCGGTATTTTTGGTAATACCTTCGATGCCGTCTAGTTCTAACATTCGTAAAAAAGCACCTGTCTGTAAGTTATTTACCGGTGTTTTAATTACGTCTCTTACGTATTGCTTTTCACTATCATCTAAGCTTGTTACATGTAGATCCATCAATTGGAAGTTTGTTTCTACTCTATCCCATTCTGTGATTATCTTTGGGAAAATTTTCTTTACTTTCTTTTCGTCTAGTTTTGCTTCACATACATCGTAAACGTACTGTAAAGTAGTTCCAGGTTTGTCAATTAAGTCCGGAAATTCAGATAATATAGTTTTTATCCCTAACCCTTTCACTCCTGCTAAGTTATCGGAATTATCTCCTAGAAGCGCTTTTACTACATTATAGTTTTCTGGGATTACTTGCAATTCTGCATTTATATTATCTTGTGTAAAAGTTTTCTTTTTAACCGGTGCGTATACTTCTACTGTATCGTCTACTAATTGTAAAAAGTCTTTATCTGAAGATATAATTGTACATTTTTTAACATTGGAGTTAGAAGCTAATTTAGCCATATACGCTATTATATCATCCGCTTCTAATTTCTCTAACATCATAGATTGCATAGGGAGACATTCTAAATAATCCTGAACTCTATGTAGTTGTCCTATAAGAGCTTCCATCTCTTGCTCTTTAGTATCATATAATCCCCAGTGGGTTATTCTACTTGTTGCTCTTTGAGCTTTATAGTTTGGATCTACATTTTTCCTATTAGCAGATCCTCCTTTACCGTCCCATACTATTACCACTCTAGTAGGATCAAAGATCCTTGTTACGTATCCCAATGAGCGAAGGAAGCCCACCAAGCCGCCTACATGGGAGCCTGATGGGTTCATCGCTTTGAGTAGAGAGAAGCTACGAATTAACATATTCATAGCGTCTACGACCAAGATATGATCGTTTAACTCACGGGGTGGGGTTTCTTTTAAATTGTTGAGTATGTTTTCGTACGCCATTAGTCTAATAGGTTTGGAGATATTGGTGTTTCTTCTAAATCTCCTTCTTCAATTAGATCAAAGTCTACTGAACCTACTAGTTTTAACCAGTGTTCTTTATGAGCATCTCTATACTTATCAATTGCTTTTTTATCATCTTCGATAAATCCGTGGGATGTCATAACTACTCTTCCTCTTGACTGCACTCCTCCAATATGGTTCTTTTCAATCTGTATATTCGTTCGTTTTGCAAATTCTACTTGAAGACCGTTCTTTACTGCTTTAATTTTTGAAGTACCTGGATTAGTAATGTTACCAAAAGTTACTACTAGTGTAGCATCATACCACATAGACATTCCTCCTTTATTCTGCAACTTAGGTTGACCCATAGGATGCTCTGGTTTCATAGTCCATACCTTATTAATAGCTACTAACGTATTTGTATAAGGTGAATTCTCTTTTCTAGATAACAAAATCTTTTGATTTAAATTATTTCCGAATTGAGTAGACATAGCTCCTGCATTCCATTCATTATTATTCTTATTAGAACGTACTGATAAGTCACAAGGTATAGATCCAATAGAGTCCCAAAAGAAACACATATCGTAAGGTAGGTTACCTTTAGCTTGTTCATCCATTAAGTCAGCCATATAGACTGCTACTTCTTCAATAGTGTTTAATGAACCTCTATCAGCGTACAGAAAGTGTCCTTCATAGTCCACAACATTCCCGTTCTCATCTTTTACTTCATTAAACTTTAGTCCCATTTCCTTGGCATGTTCCCATGACCATTTCATCTCTGAGATTACAAAGACGGGTAGTATCCCCATCTTTTGAGCGTTTACAGCTGCTTCTAGTAAAGCTGTTGTTTTGCCAGTATCACTATGCCCTCTAAGTAATGTAATATGTCCTGTTGGGATTCCCGGTAAGGAAGTAATATCTACAAAAGCTTTAGAAAGAGGTATCCATCCTTGCTCTTTAAACTTAACAGATGAGGAGGAATATCCTTTCTTCTTCTTAAAGTTTCCTAAGTTGAATGATTTTTGTACAGACGCTGTTGCACGTGCTTGTGTTTGTTCTTTCTTTTTCGCCATGTTTATTCGTTAAATAAGTCATCAAATTTACTAACAGTGTCTTTATTCCCAGTTGCAGCCTTATCTAAAGTAAAGTCTGTTTTTGCAGGGGTTGTATTATCTGTACCTCCCGGTAATGCAGCAGGTTGATCTTCCTCTACTGAACCAGGATTTAAGTAATTTTGCAATTGCTTTTTAACAAAATCGTAATCATATTGAGTAAAAGATTCCACAGGGTTTGGTTGCTCTTTTAACCAAAGGTCTACTAAATCATTATTGTCTGATAATGGTGTTTGTTTTGGTTTTATTCTTACTGTTGTAGTAGGGTATGGGTTACCTTGTTGTTGTTCAACAATTAAATCCCAACCGTTAATTACATCTGTAAAGTCACCTACATCTTCATCTTCAGCAAGAGCTAAAAGAGCTTTATAAATAGTAACTCCGAAGCCCCATAACCTGACACCTTTATCTTCTTCTCCTCTTACTACTACAGGAGCAAAGACTCTAGTTTTTGGGTTAATTTTACCTGATAAAGACCAGTTGTCTTTGTCATTGGTTTTTCGTAGTTCTTTCACAAATTCTTCGATAGGATCTTGCTTACCGAAATTTGATAAGGCAATCATAGGGTACTTCCCTATTCCATAGTGAAATTTTAATTCCTTAAAAGGAAATGCAGGGTCTAGAGTAGATGGAACAATTCTAAGAGTTTGTTTACCTAATTCAGGTTTCCAAAAAATCTTTGAATAGTCTGTCTTTTCTCTGTCCTGTCCGTTGTTGTTTAAGGCATCGAGTTTAGCCTTGATAGCATTTAAATCCATATAACATTTTATTTTTAATTATAACCTACTATTAATATACGAAAAAATAATTAACGAAGCAACTTTAAAGCTCAATGATATTAAAAAGTTTTGTGTTAATTCTTTTAAGTTCTGGTCCTTTTGTAAGTAGTATACAGTTTCTATAGTCTGACCAGTTTATTTTGAAAGAGTTATCTAACTTGCCATCGTTTAGTTCTTTTATTAATGTGTTTAGGGCATTAATAGTGTACAATGTGTTAGTCTCTTTTTTTCTATGTACTAGTATGGTATTATCTAAAAAAGTAGATACATTACCGAAATCAACATTATATGTACAAATATATTCGTTTTGACTTTTTGAGTAAAGTACGAATATTTTATTATACACTATGCGATATTTTTCTCTTATGGATGTAAGTACGTCGTCTAATGTTTCTTCAGTAGAGAACGTACAAAACAGCTTGTTGCTCATATCTTCGTTTAAATAAACTTCATTGAGATCATAGCTCAATGAAAAATCTGTAACTGTTTGCATTTTATATAAATATTAAACTGTTTCTATAAAACTAAGTCTTTACTGAATTTAAATTTTACTGGGTAGATATTATCCTTTTCTAATATAGCTTGTATACCTTCCAGTACCTCTTTTCCATCTTCTTTAGAAAAGTCAAAAAGCAATGCATCATATGTATATAACACTACTTTAGTCTTTTTATCCTGTAAATACCTTAGTACTTCTTTTAATATAAGAATATTATTTGAGGTTTCCAACGATTGCATCATATAATTCATTAGTTTAGCTGGATGCATGTCTTTTAGCTCTTTATTAAATGCTTTGCCTGATTGTGGATTCCATACATAACCTGATTCTGTATAGCTTTCCCACATGTTATTAATATATTCTTGTATTTCTTTAAATATTTTTAATTCTTTATGCTTTTCGGGTATTTTACCGTATATAGCATGAAAGTTTATTTGTTTTGCTTCTTTATATTGCTCTTCAGTTATATCATCAGTCCCGAAGTAGTGTTTTGCGAGTTGCTTATGAGCAGATTTAGGTGATAGCTTATAGTCAATTTCATTACAAAGTAACCTAAGATGATAACCATCAAAATCAAACTCGACAAAGTAATCATTCTGTGGTTTGAAGGTTTTTCTATAATTTTCCGTGTGAGGGATAGCAGCGAAATTAATACTATTATAAGCATTAGTGGGTCTAGATGTAGCATTATATAAGTTATATGAAGTGTATACTATGTCTTTTTCTATATTATACCTAGGTTCTCTTGGTTTAAAATTACTAATAAAGTCGTCTCTATGTATACCTAATCCCTGTTGTTCTAATAGGAAAAATACTGAGGTTGCTATATTATTATAGAAATCAAAACCATCTGGTAGTTTATTGTTAATTAATTCTTTTGCTTTACTGTATAATTCTTCACAAGATTCATACAATTTAGGTATCGGTATAAGTTGGTTTATATTACTATGCTCTCTAAATTTGTTATAAAATGGTGTAATACTTTTAGTAAATTTAGAATATTCAAATCTACTATAGTTTGTCATTGAGTAGGCTAACGAAAGGTCTATAGCAGAAGGTACATTAAAATGGTAGAGCAGTTCCTTTTTATTTAATGTATACAGTGTAGGTGCTTTTTTTAAAATATCATAGACACGTGTTTTCTCTATATTCAGACCTTCACTATGATTTATAGGAATAATATAACCATGATGACTATTTAACAGTCTTAGGTATACAGCAACTGTAGAAGTTAATTTTGGATGAAAATTATAGTCTGATGAAATTACATCTACATAACATCCTAATTTAACTAGTTTTTCTAAGTTTTCTAATTTTGATTCTTTCTCTACTATATAAAACATATATACAATATAGTAAAAAAAAATCTACTTTCAAACTATCTCTGCTAAAATGTTAATAGTAACCACCACCGCCACCGCTTGATGAGCCACCACCGCTTGAGGAACCTCCAGAAGAAGGTGTTGCTCCTTCATTACCTAGGGATACTGATGATGGGGTTGCGATTGTATTTCGACTATCTGTTTGTGCTGTAGGTGATTCGTTGTTTATAGAGAATATCGGCACAAGTAAGTCGTGCGGTGTAGATGAATGAGTTTTACCAACCATAGCGCCTTTTGTTGAGTGTATATGGTAAAATCCTACATACTCCATATTTGTTGACTTTACCTTATATCTCCCGCCAGGTGTATATAGATTTTCCTTATTGCCCTCTTTTAAATTTTTACCTTTAAATCTACTTTTAGATTTAGTTAACGGCACTTCTTGTAAGTTACTTCTAACACTCTTAATAAGTCTTCTTTGATCCTTTTTAGGAAGTTCTAAAAATTCATAACCTTCGATATCTGATTCTATATCTGCAAATTGACCGTAATCTGTTATAGTTTCTGTTATTGTAGGTATAGTTAAAGATGCTTTAAGTATATTTTCCCTATTTCTAGTGGCTGCTCCTTTATATAGGTATCCGCTAGAAAATATATCTTTAACCGGTTTCTCTAAAATCCATTTTACTTCTACTCCTTTAATAAAAAGTTCTTCAGTGTACCTGTCATAGGACTGTAAATCTACCTCTCTGACTAATTTATTACGTGTATCTAATAAAAAGTACCTAATAAAGTACTCTCTTTTATAGTCTTCCGGAGTTGGGTAAACTAATTCTGTTTCTATTTCAGATAACTCTCCTTCATATTCTAAAAATTTATCGTTTTCTGATGCTATTTCTAATTCTGGTGTAAGTGGTATTGAATCTTCAGATGGAGATTCTCCAGTGTATGTATTTCCGTCTATTGATTCGTGTATTGGCCCTTCATAACTAGAACCATCAGGTTTAGTAAATTGCCCTAGAAGTGCAAATAATCCTTTAATAATATGAAATGGAGGTGTCCACATAGTTTATACTGTAAAAGTTTTAAATTCTGGGTTATCTTTTAATCGTCTTCTTGCTACTCTAAGTTCAGATGCTCCATCTTTTCCGCCTTTACCAAACACCACGTGCATATGGGCACCTGTTGCTGCTCCGGAAAGCCTCGCATACTCATCTTTAAATTTAACTTGTCCATCGGTTCCAAGAGCATACCCGTAAAGTATATCTCGAACTTTCTGGTAGTTCTGTGAAGTATATGGGGTGAATGTAAAATCAATTGCGTTCCCCATAACATGTCTACTTGTATACTTTAAATTATCTCCATGATGATAGTGATCGTTTCCTCCTGTTGTTCTTATATTAAGCGATGGGACTTCGGACTTTAACGTATTAAATAGTGATATTGCTGCTTCCGCCATATTTGATGATATATCAAATCCTGGTGATCCGCTTTTTAATTTTTCTCGATCAACAGCACTTGTAAGTTCTCCTACAGTGAATTCTGGTTTTTGTTTTTCTAAATAACCTAAATCTGCTAATGCTGCTCTAAGTCTATTTGCATTAGGAGTATCTTTGGTTGGTACGGGTTCTTCTGGAGGTGATTCTTCAACTCCGGGTGCGTCGTAGTTATCCTCTTCCGGTACTGGGTCTGCAACATCGGGGAGGTTATACATTAGTGTATTTAGATTTGTTGTCCAGTTGTTATCTAAACCTATACTATGGTCTATACCTACAACTGTAAAAGCTATTCTTCCTCGGTTTCGCGATGGAAGTATTTCTTCATTTATTGTGAATGCTTCTCCAACTTTTATACCTGCTATACCTCTTACTGTTAAGCTTAATCCAATAGGTAATGCTCCGCCGAAAGGACGTGGTACCTGTTCTTCTCGTAATTTTTGTTCCTTCATCGCGAAAAGTGCTACCATATACGTCCTGTGTAGCTCTTTAGTTTCCTCGTATTCTTGCTTACTGTATATACCTTTTACAGTTAAGCTGTGCCATGGTTTTGATAAACTTTCAAAAGTTTCATTTGTTGCAATGCTCTTCCAATTATCTCTTATCGAAGGCACATTTGTCTTTGGTGCCGTTGGAGCGTATGGAGAGTATCTATCACGTAAGTTTTTATTGTACTGTAAGAATCCTTCGATCGGTTCATCTGTGCTATAACCTCCTGCTGCAGCTGCTGAAGACATCATATTAAACATTTCGTTTGATACCTTACTTTCTACCTTTAAACCGGATACTTCTGTTTTAAGTCCTAATATATTTAACTTAGGTGGCATTAACGAAGAACCGGGGTCTACAGAATGTGCGCCAAGATCAAAGTTGTTTGCATCTACTATATGCCAGCTTGAAGCATCATCGTTAAAGTATAGAGATAGTTTATTTATACCACCTAGAGTAGTATTTAAATCACCTAGTAACCTACTAAAAAATTGGGACACTACTGCTTTAATATCTAAATCTTTATTCCTATTGTCTACAAAGGACTTTTGTATATTAATTAAATGACTAATTGATACCATTATCTTTAACGGGGAATCTTCTGCTGTATCTTCTCCTGAAAGTTTTAGTAATCTAGGTAGTGTATATTTTGCTGCTGCTGCTACTGACCACGGGACTGATTTATTATTATAACTTATTAAATCAGATATATCCTTTTTTCTAACTCTGTCCCTATTTTGAGGGTTTACACCAGGTTTATGAAACTCTGTACCATATTCATCCGCGGCAAAGCCGTAAAGGTTATACTCCTTAGCATTAACATAGGAATTCTTAAAAGGTTTTCCGTCTCTATATGGCATTATTGCTATTGCTGGATCATTAGTTATGTGCCCTGGGAATGTTGACATAACTTGATCAAATTTAGTATCAAATTTTACAGCAACATTACCCGTGTCCTGTTCTTCTAAAATTACCTTATTAAATATTTTTAAGAATTCGCATAACGAAATATAAGCTCTTTTTTTACGTCTTCTTTTTGTAGACTCCCCTGATTGTTTTACTGAAAATGTTTCGGATAGTCTATATACTTCATCTTTGCCGAACTTTTCATCACAGAATTCTTTTACTGTTTGTTCACCTTCTTTATGTGGCTGACGTATATAGTCAAGGACTGCTATTAGATAATCATCGTTTGGTTTTGAATTTGTTGCATCTACTATCTCCTTAGGGGCTACGAATGTTGTCTTAACTGCGTCAATAGTTTCTCCTTCTGAAAGTACTGTTAGGGTTGCTGTATATGCCATATCCTTATCTAAACTCCAAGAAAAATTAACAACTTTCCCTACCATAGCATCGTAATTACCTCCAGAATCTTCTCTATGCTCTTTAATGTCTTTTTTTAACATTTGCATAGGAGCTTTTGTAACCATGGTAGGATTATCTTCAGTTCCTTCGTTTACTTCAGTTTCTTCATATTTACCAAGTACAAATTTTTTAGATGCTGAGTACATACCACTGGTTAAGTCCCCCTCTTTATCTATATAAGCAGTATTTCCCCATTCCAGTAACATTGTAAATCCTGGTCTAAAGTATAGCTGCTCTAACATACTGAGTTGTTCTGGTGTATAAGCTTTTATCTGAAGGGTAGCTTTTCTTAAAGTTCCGAAAGATGATTGTGATACTAATTTAAAATCCGTTATACCTGGCATTGGTCTTAATCCTAGTATTTCAGAGTCTTCATAAGATGACGGTGTACCGTACGGGTTAAAAGGTGCATCAAAAATTATACCAGTCCTACGTTCATACTTAAAAGTTTTTTTATTTGGATCTGCTGTATCTCCTAAATTTCCATATAGTACTCCACCTGAGAGAACATTTGCACGGGCAAACTCATTTCCGTAACCTGCGACATCTTTCTGTATTTCTGCTTCTAATTCTGCTGCTTTAGTATGCCATTTTCCGTACATATACCCGTCTGGGGTACCTTTGCTTTTTAAAAGTTGAATGTATTCTTGTTTTTCTTGTTGAAGTTCACTTAAAATAGATACTCCAGAAGTTAAAGTCACCCATGCTCCTCTATTATTGCCGAGCATAAGTTCATCTACATTTTTTTCTGCTTTTGCTAGAAGTTCCTCTCTGTACTTAAGTTGTTTTAAAACTCCTTCATTTAGAGGAACTCCATGGAGCTTACCTTTTAAGTTATCCGCCATTACCTATTTTTGTTTAACTCTTTATACTGCTGTATTATACTACTTGTATCCATTGGTATTCTTATCTGTACACCGGGTGATACATTCAATGAATCTTTCTTACTATTGTTTGCTGATGCTATTATCCACCATAATGCTGAATTCTTATAGTATGTTGATGCTAAAGTATCGTATCTATCTCCTCCTGTAGTAATAACATATAAATCATCTTCTTGAGGTTCTATTGTTGGGAATATTGTATTAACTCTATAATTTATCCCAGAATCTGATGGTGCTACGTAAATGCCTTTATATCTATTCATAATTATTTAATTTACTGTTTACTTTTATTAAGTTAACAGCTTTTCGCTACCTATAAAGATGTTACCGCTTTCAGGAACTCTTCTGTGTATAGGCTGATATGCTATCTGTACATCTAAGATTGTTGGTAGTTCCTGAGAGGCATCGTCTGCTCTTGATGCAAATGGATAATCTGTATTCCATGTTAAATTTACTGATTTAATAAAGCCCGGTATGTTTCTCATGTAATCTCCAATTGTCACTCTGTTAAATGTACCTCGCATAAAGTTTTGCCCTAAGTATGTAGGTGCTGTTGATCCTACTAGTGCATTAAGTTTTTTATACATTGGTATTAACTCTTGAGCACTTGATGCTACTAACTTAAATCCGAAACTTACAGCTCTACTAAAGCCGGTGTAGCTATACATTTCTTCTGCTCTTCCTATATACTGTGTGCCATTCCAGTTACCTGTAAAGGTATCGGTAAAACTATCTAGGTATGCTCGAAAATCTAGTCTTGTTATAAGCGGTCCATCTTCACTGTCAGAAATAGATGTCACTGTATCTATAGAAAATTTTATTAAATCGTGACCTTTAAATTTCTTTTTTTCCTCATTACTAGCGTATTTTTCATTAAATTCTGCCATTGATGCAGTAAAAGGACTCCGCATATTAATTGCATCTCCTCGAAATGATTCATCTTCTCCTGTTGATGTATGAAACCCTTGTGCATTCCTATTATTTACTGCTGATGCTTCTTGATTCCTAGTATGTGTTCCTAATGCAAGTGAGTTTGCAGTATATTCGTTAAATCCAGGTACAAATTCATTTGTAATAAACTTATTTTTGGTACCATTGAATGGATCATCTCCAAAAGTCTCTAATGGTCTTATCTGATCGACCATATACTTCTGTGTGTTCCCGTAGGAATCTTTCTTAACGTATTTTTTTAGTATCTTAGATCCTATTAATACTGTATCTTCGTTGTCATTGAATGGAAGGTACTGTTTAAGATTTCTTACATCTCTATTAGAACCGTCAATTGTACCTTGGGTTCTTGATACTTTATGCCCTTGTATACCTTTTAGATAACCTCTTTTTCCTCCAAAGCCTTCAATAAAGTGAGTTCCTGTGCCATTAACGGGTATTTGTGCAGTTGTAGATGCAATTTGCTTTATAGTAGACCACCCGCCGCCAAGTAACCTACCGCCTAAACCTCTATCACTATTTTTTATACCTTCTTCAATAACATTTAATCCACCTAGTTTACTCGCCCATGCTATTCCTTTTCCAGAAATTAGAAATTTTGTAAATCTAGAAAGGTCATCTATACGTGCTCCAGTTTCTAAAGTAAGCCCTCTCCTATTAGGTGGGTTATTAATATCCTTCGTAATAAAAGGAGATTCTGAACCAAATTCACCGTAGGTTAAACTTTTAAGATTTGTCTGTAAGTTAATTAAAGGCATTGTATCTATCTTCTATTAAATGTTTTCGCCGGTATTATCAGTTGCAAAAGAAGTATCAATATCTGCGCTTTTTAATACATCTGTGTATGTTTGTGCAGGTTTTTTACCCTTTAGACTGTATGGTGTATTTAGCAAATCTTGCAATTTCTGCGTAGTGTGGTTTGCTTTTAAGTCTGCTCCTCTTAATCCAAGGGGAGAGTTTTGAATTGTGTTTTTAATTGACATAGTTGTTTATTTATTTATAAATAGTTATTTTTTACTTTACTGTAATCCTGCTCTTGATGATAATGCCATAACTTCTCCGACTTTATACCCATCCATACTAACATTTCCGCCTTTCCTAACTTCCATAATCAATGTTTCAAGTAGAGATTCTACATTACCTCCTAATTTAGTTCCTCCTGCCATTGTTATTGTATCCTTTGGATTTGTTCTAATTGTAAAATCATCTGCATAAATACCATCATCAGTTGTGTTATCAACAGTCGGTGATGAAGATTTTGCGGATTTTGTTTTAGTAGCTTTATTACCTGTAACTCCACCTGCATCCATCGCCATTAAACCTGCGTCTAGTCCAACTGATACTGCTGTTCCTACACCTGGAAATATTGATGCGATTCCTGATAGAAATTCCATACCTGCTCCTAACCAATCTCCGTCCATTGCTCTTTTTGCAGCAAAACCTATACCTACTAAAGCTCCTAAAATAGGTATTTTTTTAAGTAGTGATTTAATTCCACCTTTACCGGCTATTTTTATTCCTGATCCAAACGCTTTAAATAATGTTGTTATTCCTCTACCGGATTTTGCTATTGTTTGACTTATAAATCTAAACTGTTTTCCAAAATCCATTGCAAAGGCGCCGAGTGCTTTCACCTTTGAACCCATTTTCGTTATAAAACCAAATGTTTCTCCTGCTACTGTTGATATACCGCTAAATATAGCAGTTATTGGCTGTAATGCTATTGCTAGATCTCCAACTGCTGCTGTCATGTCTTGCATTGCTTCTTTTTGTGCTTCTGCAGCAGATTTATTTTCTAACTGTCTATAAGTTTCTGTTTCTCCTAATTCGTTTTGAAGTTTTTGTTGTCTTGCATTTGCTTCTTTAATTTTTCCTTGCTCTCTTAAAGTCTTAATAGCTTCCATTTCTTTCTTGACATTTTCATCAAGAGATTTGGATGTATCGAAACTTAAATTTTTAATTGCTTCTTGTTTTATCAGTGAGTCCGCCATTTCTTCTCTAGACATTCCCATTGCTTTTGCAATTGCAGTTTGCTGGATTCGGTTCATATTACCGAATTTTGCTTGAGTGATACCATTTTTAGCTAACTCTTGACTCATACCAACTAAATCATTTCTAAGTGCCGCTTGCCTTGCCCCATCAAGATTTAATTGTTGGCCAGTTAGTAACTCTGCTTCCATCTCATTAGCTATAGAAGTTTCGTAGTCCAGTAGACTATCTGCTATACCTTCCATTTTATCAAAGGATAAACCAAGTTTTCTCGCTTCAAATGCTGCTTTAGCTAATCCTCCTGGCATTTTAGATGTTGATAATTTTGTTGCTGCTGAAGAATCTGATATATCTTTCATTACATCCTGGTACCTAATGGCTGTTCCGTTGGCAGCGTTTTGGAGAGTCACTGTACCTATAAGGCTATTATTAAATTGTTTTAAATTCTTTCCTGTAGCGCCAGTGAATGCAGTTAGATTAGCTGCTTGGTCTGCGGATAATCCAAACTTCTTTACCATTGTTCCTGCTGCTGCTGCGGTCTCTATACTTAAGTCTGCAGATATACCTAATTGATCTGAGATAGCCATTGTAGCTTCTCTTAAGTTGTCACCTGAAAGTCCTTTTATAGATATTCCTGCGTCGCGGAATTTTTTATCTAAATCTGTAGCAGCGTCTCTGCTTATGTTTAAGTTACGAGCAAGATCTGTTATATCTTGATTTGTTTTAAAAATACCCTTAGTAAAAATAGCTCCAGAAAATGCTAAGGTCATTTTTCCTGCAGCTTTACCCACAGCTCCCATTCCTGCTGTTAGTGCACTACCGCCGTCTGCTCCTGCTTTTCTAGCTTCTTTTGCTGCTGAGTCAAAATCTTTGAAGAACTTGCCAAGTACCGGTATATCGCCTGCTACTTCTGCTATAGATTCTATCCAACCAGTCTTACTATTTAGATTATCATTTGCAGCTTCCAGTTCATTAAATGTACCTAAGAGTGATTCTGCTTCTACGGCAGCATTACTTAAATTTTCAACTGTTTTAAATATAAGTTTAGCTTCTTTTTCAGTTGCGTTTGCTGCTTTTTCATTTAAGACTTGAATTTTTGATTCTATAGCCTGTATTTGACCTTTTACTAATTTTTGTTTTTTTAGTATTTTATTTGTCTGTGTCTTATCCTTTAGGTCTTCAGCTGTAAACTTTGATAGTGCTTCTGCTTGACTTGCTACCTGTTTAGTTAAGTTACCTGCGCCTTTTAATTCTGCTCCAAAGTCTACGGAAGCAGATGCTGTTTTTCGCATCATTGCAGATATTCCAACTAAAGCTTGATTTACTCTTTCTGCTTCTTTTGAATATCTTTCAATCTGTGATACAGCAGCAGCGGTTTCTTTTTTTACCTCTTCTGCTTTTTTAGGGTCTAAGTTCTTATCGTCAGCCATTGTGTATTGTTATATAATATAAATAGTTAAGGCCTCTATTATCTAGAAGCCTTTGTACTATAAGTTGGCTTTGATCTAGGTTTTATGTTAGGTTTAGCAACTTGTCGGTTTTTTGCTTTATCGTACTGCTTTTGATTCTCTTCATTTTCCTTAGTGTAAAATTCCTTAATTTTATTAAAGGTAAACTTTCTAAGCCATATTGGCATGTTGTATACTTCATTCCAAGTATAACCTCCTTTACCGTGGAAAACTATTTCATGAAGAAGTGAGAATATATTTAGACGATCAGCCTGCGTCAGGCCAAAAAAAGCTAAGCCCAATGGGCAAATCGACATCCTCCTGAATGCCGTCTTCGTCTGTGTATAAGAATGTCATCTTAACGTTTGGTTGGTTTTTAGCGTAATCTGCTCTTAATGCTCTTGCGTCTTTTGCAAGTAGGTAGTTATCTACAAAATCTCTAATATCTTTCTTCTCTGTCATACCGTTTACAGATGTAATGATATATTTCATTCTTGTAGATATTTCCGGTGAAGAGTTTTTTGTAATTTTTTTAAGTCCTTCTATTTCTCTTTCAAGTAATTTTTCATCACCATGAGTTAAGAGTTTATAGGTTACTGCATTACCTGTTGAAGGAAGATCAAATGAGAAAGAATTAGTACCTTGTGAATATTTAGTTTCATCAATTTCTATATTCTGTAATGTTGTTAAGTCAACTGTGATTTTCTCTCCATTGTACGTAATATCATAATCTTTACCGTAAGAGAGTATTCTTGCTGCTATCATAACAGCATTTTTATCTCCTATAAGTAAATCATTATAGTTTACTTCTTTATTAACTACAAGAGACTTAAGTAACTTATCAATTACTGTACCATTGTTGATTAGATTTCTGTTTGTAAGAATATCTTCTTCTTTAGCAGTCATGTACTTCATTTCTAACTTACCTGAAGCTAGTGGTGAGTCTGGTGAGTATAGAAGACCTTTTGAGGGTAATTCGATCTCTTCTGTTGGGATTGAAAACTTTGATTCCATAAATTTTATTTAGTTATAACTTATTCTATATATAAATATACGAAATAAAAATTTAGTAGGCAACAAAAAACCCGGATAAGTTCCGGGTCTTTCTTTTAATTCTTATGTAAGTTAATTTCTAGTAGTTTAGTACGCAGTAATCCATTGCTACTGTTATCTGTACTTCTACTGGTTCATCAGATGACCAATCATATTGTCCAAAGTCTCCATTTGTTAAAATAGCTCCTTTAATGATCCACTCTCCAACTACGTCTCCTACAGGACCTAGAATATTTAAAGTTAAATCCTTTTTATACATATCAGAATAACCTGCTCTACCGGTTACTGATTCATATCCTAATCTTGCCCACTCCATTACAGCTTGAGCTCCAGAAGGTGTTACAGGATCGTATAATGTGAAGGTCATATCTTCCCATTCTCTTTTTCCTCTAATCTTTCTATAAGAGTTAATGTGGTCTAGTTTTATAATGTTATCCGTAAAAGTAGGTGCTTTAACATTCTTTACCATAAAGGATGGAATGTTATCGATATACATTACAAATCTGTTTTGTACCTTTGGTTCAAAGGCTTTAAACATTACTTCTGATGTGTCTAATACTGCCATGTTGTATTTACTTTATTATAAATATGGTTATTTTTAATTATTGTACAAATGTTGCTCCAGTTGGCTCAATTGTAAAGTCTAGTACTATGAATTCTGCTGTTTTTGCTGGCTGAATAAATACTTGACCTATTAATTGATTTCTATCTACTACATCTGCTGTGTTATTTGATTCATCCATTACTACTCTGTAAGCGTAAAGACCTTGTCTCTGTACCACTGATTCTAAGTAAGGATTAACGTTTGCTAAGAATTTATTTCTTGTTGCAATCGTATTTTGTTCAAATACTAAGTTTGTTGCTTGATCTCCTAAGAACTTCTTAAGAGCTATTAATAATCTTCTAACATTTACTCTGTCTAATGCTGAAGCTTTTGTCTGTAAAGTTTTTTGTCCAAATACTGCTATACCTTGTCCAGGGAAAGTAGCGATTGGATTTACTTTTGCAGCATATAATATATCTCTCTGATTTCTGCTTAATTTCTGTTCTGCTTGTATTACTCCTGTTATACCACCTCTTACTAAACCTGCTGGGGCAAACCAAGGTGCTGCAGCGCTATCGTTAAATGCATAAACTCCAGGTACCGTACAAGAAGCTGGTGCCCATTGCAATCCTGCTCCTCCGCTTAACTGTACCCATGGCCAGTATGCTGCTGAATATGAACTGTTTACTTTTTTAGCTTGAGTTACTAAATTTGCTGTAGTTGAGCCGTGATTAGCTAAATCTACTATCGCTATACAATCACTTCTAAATTGTGCTGCGGACATAAGTGAATCTAATACTGTAGCATGAGTTGCATTTTGATATAGTAAGCCGGGTGTTGATATTACATTGATTACGTATTCGTCTCTGTTTTGTAGTATGTTTATCGCATCTTCATAATCTGCTGCAACTAATCCCTGTGTATCGGTATTGGATATTGATTCGTTAAATGTCATAGATGCTTTAACGATATTTCCTACACCGTTATAAAATGATCCTGATGTTTCTAGCGGTAAAGATGCTGAATATGAAGTTGTTCCTTTCGAGTTAACTGTGAAGCCATCTGCTGCTAAATAATTGATAGTTGCTCCTGCTACTGCAGAAACATAAACATATCTAGATTTATTTACATAATTACCAGAAGATTGTACGTATTTCTGTGTACCGTCGGTTACTACAGTTGTTACTTGATTTCCAATTCTTTTTTCAATATAGTTATCACTATTAGGATCTAATGATAAATTATTATATTGCTCTAAAATTACTTTATTAGAGTGGTTATCGTTTCCTCGTCTTAACGATAAAGTAAATGTTCCTGCTTCATTATCTTTAGCTGATACTTCCCATCTTATATTATCAGCTGACCCAGATTGCAATGTACCGCCACTGTTGGTAATTTCTCCACCATGATCTGTTGCGGATGTACCGTTATTGTATATAACTCCTTTACCGTGTGTTTTAAGTTCGAATGGTACTTCTGCTGCTGCTGAAGCAGTAACTGCTCCTGATTTTGCACTTGTCCAGGTTCCTGATGCACTAACGACTCTTGTTACTAATGCTGAATTACCTCCTTGTTGGAAGAAGTTTTTAATTGCTAATGATGTTAAGAACTCTTTATTAACAGATGCTGATACAAAGATATCGCCGAATATAGCTTTATATTCATTAAATGAAGTTACTATAGTTGGTTGCTCTACTGGTCCTTTTACCGTCGGTCCTATAAATGCTGAACTCGCATCGACTGGTGCTGGCGTTACAAATGAAATATCGTTTTCTCTTGTAAAAACACCTGGGGAAATAATTTTTTCTGCCATGTCTGGTCTAGTTTATTAATTGTTTAATATAAATATCGTTTAGGAATGTAAAACAGTCTAGTATATAAATGTTTTTATTTCTCTTATATAAATAGGGAAGGAGGATGTAAAAACCCTCCAACCTATAAATAAGTATGTATATTTGCTGATTACTCTGCCGATACTACTTCTTCTTCTTTAGTTGCTGCGATGAATTCACCGGATTTAAGATCAATTTGACCTGCTCCGTATTTCTCCTCTAAGCTTTTTGCTAATTCTCTTTCTTCAGATCTAAGTTCTTCTAAAAATGATTTAGCTGCATTAGAACGATCTACTAAGCTAATCTCTGCTAAGCTAATTGTTCCTAGTTCATTTACTAAAGCTGCGTTCTTTTGTTGAAGTTCGTTTAAGCTTTTTACTTCTTCTTCAGTTAATTTTGTTTTTGACATAATTGTAAAACTTTTATTTAATCGATTAATATTATTATAATATAAGAATAAATATATTACTATCCAACTTATTTATGTTTTTTTATTTTGCAGATATAAGTAACCCGCCTTCAAAGACTAGGTTAATTGTCGCTTTACCGGTTGATACAGTTATTTCTTGAGATGTACCATCTAGCTTTGCATCGCTACCTGCAGGACCTCTAGCTCCTGTATCTCCTTTAGCTCCGGCAGGACCTCTATCTCCAGTATCTCCTTTAGCTCCGGCAGGACCTTGAGCACCAGCTGCTCCGGCAGCACCATTTGTACCATTAGCTCCAGCAGGACCTCTTGCACCAGCTGCTCCTGCTGCACCTGTATCTCCTTTTGGCCCTTGTGAACCTGTACTACCAGCTGCTCCTGTATCTCCTTTAGGTCCTTGTGAACCTGTACTACCAGCTGCTCCAGCAGGTCCTCTTGCCCCATCTGAACCGTCAGAACCAGCAGGTCCTCTTGCTCCATCAGCTCCATCTGTGCCTGCTATACCTCTTGCACCTGTATCACCTTTATCTCCTTTAGCTCCAGCACTTCCTGCAGCCCCTGTATCA